CTTAACAGGGCAGTCCGGATGGACATTCTATGACGGCGCTAACCAACCGGATGCAAATGACTCAATGGACGATGCGTATTTGATCCTTGGCCCTAATGACGCAGATGCCGATATCACTATTGCGGAAGATGGCAGCAGAACTTCAGCAGCATTCGCAAGCCTTAACGTGACGTAAGGGATGATGGGTGTATTAGACGCAATATCTGCTCTTTGGCCCTTGGGTCTTGGCTTTGTGACGCTGGTTATAGTATTGGCGAAGATGCACTCTGACATTGATACCATAAAGGAAAAAATAAAAATTCTGTTTGAGCTTTGGAATAGAAAGTAGAGTTGTAAAATGGCAAAACTCAATGAAGATACGGAGCTGTCTATACCGTTGAAAAATATCATTGGTTTGTTGTTTTTAGCGTCTGTAGCAACTTCTGGTTATTTCTCAGCTATTGAGAGAATCAATGCGCTTGAGCATGGTTTTGAAATTACCAATATGGCGGTTGAGGAGAACTCAGAATTCCGAGTTAGGTGGCCTAGAGGCGAATTGGGATCATTGCCAGCGGATGCTAGGCAGGACTTGTTTATTGAGGCGCTACAAAAGCAAATCGACAGGCTTGATGCTCAAATAGAAAGAATTGACGATATTCAAGTCAGAACAAAATTATTAGAGCAGAGAATGTCTCTGGATTCTTTAGAAGAGGGTTCTGATTAAAATGGCACTCATTAGGCTAGATATTCCTGCTGGGATTTACCGTAATGGAACTGACCTGCAGTCTGAAAATAGGTGGCGGGACGCAAATCTTGTTAGGTGGACAGAGAATACAATGCGCCCGGTTGGCGGCTGGCGAGTTAAAAGCGATAACGCAGCTGCCTATAAGATTAGAGGCATGCTTACCTGGAAAGATAATTCTAATGTCAGGTATATAGCCGGCGGCACTTACGAAAAGCTATATACCTGGAACCAGACAGGTCTTAGGTACGACATTACACCAACCTCATTCACCTCTGGGAGAGAAGATGCCTCCGCGTTTACCGGGTATGGAGCGGGCCCGTATGGCTACTACGAGTACGGCACTGAGCGCCCTGATAACCTTACTATCGACGCTGCTACTACCTGGTCACTTGATACATTCGGTCAGTATCTTGTTGCCTGCTCACCAGACGATGGAAAGCTCTATGAGTGGCAGCTAAACAATACTGTCCCTGCGGCTCAAATAACCAACTCTCCAACCTCCTGCCTTGGTCTTGTTGTAAGTGAAGAGCGGTTCTTGTTTGCTTTAGGAGCCGGAGGCAATCCCAGAAAGGTCCAATGGTGCGACAAGGAGGACAACACTACATGGACGGCGGCCGCTACTAACGAGGCTGGAGATATTGAGCTGCAAACTACCGGAGAAATACGCTGTGGTGTTAGGGTTCAAGGCCAGGTTCTTATACTGACTGACGTTGATGCTCATACGGCTACTTATCAGGGACCGCCATACGTTTACGGAATTGAGCGCGTAGGCACCTCTTGCGGAATCATTAGCAGGAAGGCAATTGCAACGACTGACCAGGGTGCTGTTTGGATGGGTCGAAAATCTTTTTTCACATACAGCGGTGGGTCCGTAAATCATCTACCAAGCGATGTGTCTGATTATGTGTTTTCCGACATAAACACATCACAGCAAAGTAAAATATGGGCCGTGACCAATTCTAGGCATGGAGAAATATGGTGGTTTTATCCATCTGGAGCTTCTGGAGAGTGTGATAGATATATTATCTACAATTACAAGGAAGCAACGTGGTCTATTGGTGAACTGGCTAGAACATCTGGCGTGGATCATGGCGCTTTTAAGAATCCCATTTGGGCAAACCCAGAAAACAACAAAATCTACGAGCATGAGACCGGATTTTCTTATGGTTCGCTGACTCCTTTTGCTGAAAGCGGTCCTATCATGATTGGAAACGGAGATAATGTTGCTCAGGTCACAAAAATGATTCCTGATGAAAAAACCCAGGGAGAAGTCACCGCAACTTTCAAGACCAGGTTTTATCCCAATAGCGACGAAACAACTCACGGACCGTACTCAATGTCTAACCCAACCTCTCTAAGATTTACCGGCAGGCAGATCAGGATTAGGGTAGACGGCCAGGTGCTCTCAGATTGGCGTGTAGGCGTTAACAGGATCGATGTAAGGCAGGGTGGCACTAGGTGAGCGAATACGTTCCAGAGCCCTCTGGCGGAGCCTGGCAGGGTTGGGCTCAGCGTCTAAACAGGTATCTGGCTAGAACCAGGTCTATTCTTAGGTATAAGGTATCTGGTGAGAGCGCGTCAGAGGACGGTGTTCTTTTGTGGGATCCGCAGAACAAGTATCCTGTGGTCTCAAAAGACGGAGAGTTTACTCAAATAGTTTTAGAAGATGGCCACGCCAATCTATCAATTGGGTCTGATCAAACTGCCGCAGCAGCAAATACAGCTTATGCCTTGACTTTTGATACGCCAAGCGGAAACGTAGGTATATCGTTGGGAACGCCATCTAGCAGAATAGTGTTCGAGAAGTCCGGAGAGTACCTGTTGGCTTTTACGGCGCAGATTACTTCAACATCAGCGTCAACTGTCAATTTTTGGTTTTGGCCAAGGCTGAATGGCACGGACGTTTCTGGGAGCACTATAAAGGCTGCCCTGCACCAGAACACAGCAACGACGGTCGTTTCTCGGTCAGCGATATTTAATATTTCTGCAGACGATTACCTTGAGGTAATGTGGGCGGTTGATAGCACTAATGGGTTTTTGGATAACCACGCTGCTACGTCGTTTGCGCCATCAACACCTTCTGCGACATTGGCGATAACAAGGATACATGGTTAATCAATTAGAAAGGTGCGAGCCCTGGATAAGCGCAGCTCTGCAGTACAGCGGTGGAACTCACGAAGTCGTTGACGTTTTTGATGGTATACTAGAGGGCAGAATGCAGTTATGGCCCGCAGAGAATAGCTGCTTGGTAACAGAAATATTGGCATATCCCAGGAAGAAGGTTTTGCACATATTCCTGGCTGGCGGAGATCTAGAAGAGATCACCGGGATGCACGAAGACGTTATAGCGTGGGCTAGAGGTCAAGGATGCTCTGGCCTAACACTGGCAGGGCGCCCAGGCTGGAAGAAGGCGCTAGAGAAATTTGGTTGGAAACCTACACTATTAACATTGGGTAAAGACATATGAGTGGCGGAAAAGGCGGAAGCCAGACAACACAGGTAGAAGTACCTCAATATGTAGAAGATGCTGCACGGGCTAACCTGGCTCAAGGCCAAGAGGTCAGCAGAATCGGCTATACACCATATTACGGTCCCAGCGTCGCTGCTTTTAGTCCGATGCAGACGGCCGCTATGCAGAACGCTGCAGATTTTGCGTCTGCCTTTGGCATGGCTCCTCAGATGGATGTTACGGCGGGTATGCCGCAGGCTCAGGAGTACGCAGGCGGAATAACAGGCTACAGCTCGGCGCCCTTGTACGAGCAGGCGGTTGCAGAGCTCGCAGCTAGACGCCCTGCCCAAGCTGCTCTGATTGAGTCCCAGTTTATTGATCCAACTTCTACAACCATGCAGCAAGGTTTGCTTAACCGAGGGTTTAATGATGCCGGCATGGACTATGGCTACGATGAGTATTCGGACTACAGGTACGGCGGTTACAGACCGTAAGGAATAGATATATGGCTGGCGCAGGCGGACAACAGCAGCAACCACAGATGATAAATGTAGGTCAGCAGCAGGCTGTGCCTACCTTTGGCTCTCCTACGGCAATTGGTCAGGCAAGCGTACCCGGAGCAATTACGCAGTCTATGGGCCAAGCGGCCCAAACAGCGTCGCAGGCTATGAATTATCAGCCTCAACAGGTACAAGCTGCCATGGCGGGAGCTGAGGGTTACCAGGCATCTCAAGCCGGCTCTCAGGGCTATAATGCGGCCGTAGCGGCAGCTCAGGGTTATCGAGCCAAGAGGGCTGCCGCAGAACGTGCAAAGGCGCAGGGTTACAAAGCTTCAAGGATTAGAGGAGTTGACCCTGTAACAGCTCAAGAAATTGAAGCTGGTCAGTTAGCCGGTACTGATTTAGATCCTTATTTCAACCCATACGAAAATCAAGTGGTCCAGCAATCATTGCAGGATATCGAAAGGCAGCGGTTGATTCAGCAGAACTTAGGCGCGGCGCAAGCAGAGGCTGCAGGCGCTTACGGTGGATCGCGGTCTGGCATTGCAGAGGCAGAGACTAATCGAGCTTTTGCTGAGCAGGCAGCCAGGACCGCGGCAGGATTGCGTCAGGCAGGCTTCACTCAGGCTCAACAAGCGGCTCAAACAGACATACAGAGAGCCCTACAAGCTGGTCTGGCAAATCAGGCCACCGGGCTGCAGGCGGCTACTACTACCGCAAACCTGCAGCAGCAGGCGCAGCTTGCTAACCAGGCGGCAAGAAACCAAGCAAGACAATTTGGAGCCCAAGCTCAGAATGTAGCAGGGCTGCAGAATGCTCAGCTAGGCACTCAGGCGTCTCTCGCTAATCAGGCCGCAATAAATCAAGCTAGACAATTTGGCTCTCAGGCGCAAAACGTTGCTGCCATGCAAAACGCAGCGGCTCAGAACCAAGCAGCACAATTTGGAGCTCAAGCTGCTAACGTGGCAGCTCTGCAGAACGCTGCGGCGCAGAATCAAGCGTCTCAGTTTGGCGCTGCGGCTCAGAATCAGGCGGCTATGGCCAATCAGCAGGCGGCAATGCAGGCAGGGCTGGCTAACCAGCAGGCCGGTCTACAGGGTCAGCAAGCAAGGCTCGCAGCGGCTAACCAACTAGCCAACACTGCTAACCTTGGTTTTGGCATGGTCAGAGACGTTAGGTCTGATCTTGCCGCGGCAGGAGCCCAGCAGCAGGCAGCGCAGCAGGCGCTGATTGACGCAGCTCAGCAGCAGTACGCTGGATATACTGGAGCGCCACAGCAAGCGCTAATCACTCAGCAAGGCGCGTTCGGTAACTCTCAGACAGGTGAGCAGACTCAGACGGCTACACGACAGCCTGGACTGTTTGACTACCTGTCATTAGCATCCACAGCAGCAGCATCTGACCGCAGGCTGAAAGAGAACATCCGCCAGGTAGGTATGACTGACCGCGGTATCAATCTCTATCGATGGGATTGGAACGATGAAGGCCGCAGGGTCGCAGGCAACCAGGAAGGCTTTGGCGTAATCGCGCAGGAAGTGAAGCGCATTATGCCTGAAGCAATCTCGATGGCTGACGATGGCTACCTGAGAGTTGACTACACCAAGATATTTCCCTGGTTACACTAATGACTCCACTTGAGGCAATCATAGCATCACAGCAGGCTGGCAATATGCCTACCCAGTACGCGGCTCAGTTAATGCCCGTGCAGCCGGTAGATATGCAAATGGGAATGCCTGTTGTGCCTTCTATGACGGCTCAGGAGCGCCGGGACATGTTTACTGGCTACGGGATACAACCAAACGCTAACGGCAACTACAGCCTCGATGACAGGCTCAGGGTTGCTGGTTATAACCTTGCTAACGCACCGTTCAGGGCATACGACAACACTAGGTCTATGGCTCGCGGTCTAATGGATCTATTT